GTTCGAGATCATGTGGGCGATCTCTAGGTGGCCGGTGGTGCTGTCGGCGCCCATGAACATGACGGCTTCGCCGTCGGTAATCACGTCGGCGGAGACGTTCTTGCAGCGGAACGCCAGCTCTTGGCCCAGTTGGTAGGTGACGCCGGGGGTGCCGACGTCGAGTGTGCCCTCGGTGGCGTTCCAGGCAAGTTGGCCGGGGCTGACGGTTTCGGCGGCGGTTAGGTCAAGGCCGAGTTTGTCTACCGTTGGGGCGTCGGTCCAGGCGGTGGAGTACGGAGGACCGGAGGTCCGCACGAGTAGATCGCCCTCTGTGCCCCCGGCGGCCACCCCAACGCCTGCGGGGCCCTGCGGACCTCCGGTCGTGAGTTGGATGACGATGCCGGTTTCTTCTTCGACAACGATGACCTTTGTGTCGTTTTCGACGACGACGGTGTTGTAGGTCTCGTTAATTGAGACGGAGGTCATGGCGCTGTGTAGCCTTCAGAGGTGATGACAGCGCCCTCGAGATAAAACTCCTTGATCCCTGAGGGGTCTGTAAGAAGTAAGTCGTACTGCGCTTCTTTCGGGAACGAAGTTGTTTGTGTTGCAGTCAGGGATAGCGTGATTTGACCGGCGGTTCGGTTTGTATAGGTGATAGTAAAATCAGCGTACTTGGTCGTGCGCGTGTAGTCCCACGCTTGGGCTGCAGCGGACCAACCTGTTAAATTAATAGCAGCGCCTGTGCTATCTTTTAACGTCAGCAGAATACTGTAGTCAGCACGACGCTGCAGCTTAATGTCGTAGACCCCAGGTTTCAGCATGCGCGTGCCCTCCTGAGGCAGTGTATCGAGGCTGGATCTAGCGAAGGCCGCGCATTGCGGCGCGAATCGGGTCGTATAAGCCGATGATTGCCTCTACTTGAGACTTCGCGGCTTTCTTGCCAGAGACATCGGCAATTGCACTAGCTACAGCACCCGCTACTGAGGACGCTGGGGCGTTGTTGTACAGCAGTACAGGCACCTCAGCGTCGAGTCGCTTGTAGATCTCGGGGAGCCCTCGGCGTACGGTCTCGGTGAGGGCGGCGCGCAGCAACACCTTGGCGAGGTCGATCAGGAAGGATTTCATGGGGCTGCACTGGATAGCTCTAGTCTGTCTTGAACTAGAGTCAGTGTTAACTACTTTGTGCTCGTGCCGACAAGTCCGATGATGGAAGAGTGGCGTGCAGTCCCGGGGCTCGAACGATACAAGGTATCAAGTCTAGGAAGACTAATCGGGCCACGCGGGCGCATGCTTACACCTGTTAAGCCGGGTTCAGAGAAAAAGTATTACGCAATAAATACTTGGGAGAAAGGTCGGCGCAAGCAACGTTGTGTCCATACTCTGGTAGCGGCTGCATTTTTAGGCCCATGCCCCGAGGGGCACGAAATATGTCACGGCCCGGGAGGTCGTTTCGATAACAGCATCAGTAATCTTAGCTATGGAACTAAATCTCAGAACAATGGTATTGATAAATTGCGCGACGGAACAGCGCAGCTAGGATCCAAGAACAAGCTCTCCAAGCTTAAAGCAGAGGACGTGGTAGATATTAGAGTAAACCCAGAAGGACTTTCGTATTCGCAGTTGGCCGCACGGTACAATGTCAGCAAACAGTGTATTTATCGCATTGTGCATCGCTTAAGCTGGTCTTGGCTTTAAGTCTGTTACTCGTCATTACGGGTTTTTGAGCTCCTACGTGGATTCGTATTAGTAGTAATAGGTGAGTCTGTTATGTATGCCCACAATGTTGAGGCCGCGCCTCCCGCTACCTGAAAGGCGCTAGTCCACTGGTTGCCGCACTGGCCGGGGCGGCGGATCTCGCAGCTCAGCACGTTCGCGCTGGCCATCACGAGCATGTAGGAGTAGCAGCCGACGAGGAGCTTCAGGACGAGCGCGACGACGGCTGGGTTACTCATCCGCGGCAGCCTTCCGCCTGGGTCTGAACTTCGATCTTGGTGAGTCGTTGCTCGATGTCGTTCAGTCGTGTAAAGGTCTCGCGGCGGTCGGCTTTGATGTCGACGTGCAAGGTCTCCAAACGACTGGCGACGTTCTCGACGGCAGCGGTCAGCCGAATGACGGCGTCGCGACCCTCGCGGTTTCGGCTACCCAGTGCGCCAATTCCCATGGCGCCGACCGTGATCGCGGCCCCGAGCGCGGCGGCTATGACCTCGAACACAACGAGTGAAAGCAACCCTGGTATAGGTTCAGCCTATCGAGGGCGGCGCGCCTGGGGAAATTAATTGGGCTTTTAGCGTCCTTGACCTCGAAGCGGTTTCCGGCCTCGGCGACGAGGGCGGGAATGCTGACCTTGTCCCTGTGACGTTGTTTTCGGAGGGCCGGGCTCGAAAGACCGGCGGAGGCTGGAGATGCCTGTTTTGCTCTTGCTGGCCAACGCAATCTGGCGCGTTAGCCAGTCTAACGAGGGTCTTTTGGATGTTCGCTACACGCCGCCTGCACCGCGGGTCAGGGTGATAGTGACGGTGCGTGTCATACCTGTAGCACTTCCGAAGATCATGTCACTTGTGGAGATCAGGGATAGGGATATGTCTACAAAACCTCGGGTGTCGTGAACTTCCTCCGGTGGGGAGGCGTAACGCCACACCATTGTTGACGGCACCAGGGATGTCATGCTGCTGTGCCCTGCCCAGACCTCGGGGGAGAGGGCGAAGGGTAGGTGCCCTCCGTGTCGCCCGCGGTAGTGGTCGCGGATCAGCTTGGCCTGTGCCTGGGTCAGCGCGAGGAAGCCGAGATCGAGGACGTGTCCGTAGCTGGTGTTCCCGTGCTTGAAACGGATGGAACCGCCGCCGAAGCCTTTTTCCTCGGTGACGGGGAACACGCCCATGCTGTAGCTACGCGATGACGCTTTCAGCGCAGGGAATGTTGCCATTAGTTCTGCAGCGTGATGGTGCTGCTGCCGAGGCTGAAGGTAGCGCCAGTGGCGGTTACATCACCGTTGAAGTCCACGTAGCAGACCAGCTCATCAGCACTGCTTGCGCCACCACGAGATTTGTAGATTACAGCCGCCCTGGCGGTGATGGTGGCTGTCGCCCAGCTGACAGCCGCAAAGGTGATTGTCACCTTATCGTTGGCAGTGTCTTTGGTGACAGTTACTGCGGAGGTGGCTCCACCGGCGGTGTAACCAGTGCCACTCACCTCGTTGGTGACGTTGCTGCGTTTGGTGTCGGTGTCTTTGTTTGGGGTGTAGGTGCTGGTGACCAGCATGGCCTTGAAGGTATCGGTATCGAAGTCGATGGCACCTTTGGCCATGTCATCGATGCACGAGTTGTAGATGAGGCTGGCCATGAGTTGAGAGCGATAACTGAAGTCTAAGGATGACGAAGCCCAGTGAGCGCCATGGCACTAGGTGCTTGCGGCTAGGTCATCCCGGTTAGGCGTTAGGGAATGGATCAGTAGGTGGTGTGAAATTGGCGGTGTACCTGGCTACGCCTTTGGTGATGCGGAGGTCGTCGATGTAGCCACTAAATACCGTGTCGTCAACTCCCAGAAAAAGTCGCCTTCTATCCGGCGCAACAATAGGTGCGGTATAGACAGCCGTTGAACTGCCTGACTCAACACCATTTAGGAACACTTTTGTAATTGAACCGTTATAGCTAACTGCATAATGATGCCACTGATTTAAGGTGGGAAGTGCAACTGATATTTCCGCCGGAGTTGCATCAAGGTTGTCGTTCCAGCGCCACTTTATCGTGCTGGAAATAACAGCAAGATCATACTGCGGACCTCGTGCGTTATTCCATTGAGCACCCCCAGTGCCTGTAGCCGATACTATTCCGCCATTAGCAGTAGAAGAGGGTCGCATCCACAATTCAAGAGTGAACGGCTGGGCTGAAACGCCAAGCTCAAACGACGACAATGAATTCGGGAGGGTTAACCATCCACCTGTTGCAGATCCAGAAGCACCTCCAAACTTACTTTGCGCAGTTCTAATTCGGACACTCCCGTTGAAATCAGTGAAAGTAACTGTGTTGTTCACGCTGCTGCTATCAGTAAAAGTTGTGGAACCGTCCGCACCATCCATGTGTAGCAGCAGGGTCACGCTGGAAAAGTTAGGATCAGTGATAACCGCAGACGGCCAACCACTTGCGTACACCCGCGCGAAATGCTGCTCAGGCGCCCACACGCCAGGTGTGGCTGCTGTTGACCACGTTGGGCGTGCAGTGAGGAACCCGCCCTCGAGACGCTTACTCATCAGCTGATTTCCTCGTACGTGACGAGAAGATCAATCTTGGCTGCGACGTTGCTTTTCGCATAGAGGGCGTCGCCTTCCTCCAGGTACAGGATTTCCTCGCGGCTCAGCACAACGAGGGTCGAGTCCGCGGGCACAACGACGGTCTTACAGAGGTACGTGTGCGTCGTTCCTCGGTAATGAGATACGTCTAGCTCGTAGTTGCTAACTCCGTCGACGTTAGCTGCACGGATTGAGTGCACACGGAAGACTTTGTTGCTAGCTGCTGCGTTGCTAATAACACTCGCGAGCGATGTCGTAACAGCAGCGGTTGCGACCTTGCCAGTGATTGTCGTAGGCGATTTAAGATTAGGTGCGGCCATACGAAATCAGTTCCCCCACCATTCTATGTAGGCCAGTCCTCCCCAACCAAACATCTGTGAGCTCATGTCCGCGAAGTACGAGCTCGGAGCTACAGGTGGAGCTTAGAGCGGTGGGTTCCAATCAAGGAAGATGCCGGTGGCGTCCTCGTAGGGGAACGGCTCGAAGTCGTAGTACATCGAGATCCATTGATCGTATGTCTGAACGACTCCCGCGGATAGCTGTACTGAAACTGTGCTGTTGAGACCACTCGATGCGTAGGCCGCTCCTGCACTCAGCGCAGATGTAATAATTAGCTGTGTTCCGTTAGATGAGGCTGCAACACCCTCAGTTAGTGTCGCTGTTACGACGGCGGTGATGCCAGGAATAGTAACTACACCAGGGGCAATGTTAACACTGACGGTGTTGTTAAGCCCACTTGCTGTGTATGCCTGTCCACCTAGTATAGACAGTAGTGCCGTTAATTCCGTACCACTGAGAATTGCTGCGTCCGGTGGTGCTGTTTCTAAAACAAGCTCAACATCGAAAGTGCCTCGATGTAGATTGTTTACAACAGGCGCCTCGGTGTACCGCCATAAATAGCTAGGCAGTTGATACTCACTGGGAGAGTTGGTCCCATCCCATATCGTCGAGGGTAAGTCAAAGCTATCAAAAGTTCCGTACTGTCCGTTATAGTGACTGAGAATAGAAATAACTTCGCTTTCTGACAGCGCCGTGAACTGGAGCCGGATCTGGCTAGCCAGCATGACGTTGCTGTGCCGCACTCGGCTTTGGAGCCCGTTGTACGCGTCAAACGGTGTATGCGGGTATTGTCCGGGTGTATATGTGCGGCTCGTAGGTCTCAACGAAGGGAAGATAGCCATCATCCAATACAGGGACCCGGCCCGTTCAATGTAGTAGTGAACATTACTGCGCCACTGACATTTGCTAGCGATCCATTGGCGGTGCTGTGGCTACCATCTGGGTATACGACGTCATAGTACACATATGCATTGTTTGCACCCGGGATTGGGATTATACGAGCATAAATGACTTCTGCAATTCCAGGACGATGAGCGGTAATAAGTGAGCCGGCTGAATTAACATAGTTAAGATTCATCGTCTGCCCAGTCGGGACTTTTTTGCAGCCAATAAAGTTCTTTGATCGCGTGTCAAGTATGATTGTCTCAGACGAGGCTGACTCTCCGTTCGGGCATACGCCTGTAGCAAATATGCCGATATTGCCGACGGGAACATCAGGCAGTACCCATGCCGGTGGGAAGTCAGTCTCAGTAATAACATAAGTATTGCTACCCTCAATCTGGTCTAGAATGGTTGTTTCGCCTGTTGTTGTCACTGTAGCCATCCACGTCAAAGAAAGTCCCGGGCAGCTTGGCATACCTTCTGCCGTCAGAGTGCCCCCAAGAACAGCGCTACCTGAAAGCGTCGGTACGGGCCCGCCAACTGATGTCTGGTTGGACTGACTACCCCCAAACGCTGAACCTTCACCTCTAAGATTCATGCCTGTGGGGCTGTAAGAGCCTACCGGGGTATACGTCTCTAGAGGTATAGTGCTGTCGCTACTAGAATTAATATCGCACGTTACACCTGTCTTATTCTCAGGAACCAAAAGCCCCGTCACAGCCACTGTCATGACATCGAGGGCCACTAAGCTTCGATTTAGACTGTCGACAGGGAAGTGAGTTGCTTCATACGTTACATCTCCAGCAAGCGTTTTCGTTACGCGCTCTACTTGATACAGATAGTTATGGGTTGTGGGCGCGTAATTAGTCGCTTCTCTCTGTAGTTCTATTCTGATTATATCGCCAGGCTCCAGGATCTGAAGGTGCGCTTCTGGCCTTGCCTGAAAACGAACGGTGTGCGTTGTGTATACACGTTTAGCTAGGATGTAAGCCCCGACTTTCACCGCGTGGGACTCAGTCGTGCAGAACTCGCTAATGTCATGCGTTTCATAGGGACCGGAAACCGCTGTCCCTGTATATCGTACTTCTGAAGTGCGGATTATGCCGATACCACTCTCAAGTTGTTGCCGCCAGATTACTTGCACGACAAATGGCTGTCTATCGTTATACGGAGTGTAGTTTATCTCGAATGTCTCTGGAATTATCATTGACTCAGTAAATAGATAACTCGGCTGAATCGTTCCTGTGTCTATGGCTCCGTCCACCGTGCTTGGTAAAACCGGACGCAATCCGCGCTTTCCGTTCTTATTGCTCTCGCACAGCAAAAAGTATGGCGCCCACTTAGCGATTAGGTCACTGTAGTTCGTGCTCTCTTTAATATAGCAATTGCAGGTAAAGCTATTTACCTCCAGAAAGGTAGCAGCGGCGGTCAGAGATGGTATATCGATAATGGCGGACGGAACCCGAGCGGTGCTGAGTAGCAGCCATCTAACTAAATCTGCAAAGTTGTCACTAGGTCCTAGGATCTGATCGTACAGCCTAGTAACGCGAATACCACCACGGATAAATAAATGAACCTGACGATTGTACTGATCGAACCCGTCTGGAATGGTTACCCTGAAGCTCAGGGTGCTCATATCAGGATATGATCCAACAGTCCCACAGTAATAGGGCGCTACTGGAAGCTCTTTGTCTGCTCGTTGAACTAAAACATTGCCAGGAATCCACGTTCCTGCCCGGCGATTATATGTCTGGCTATGTGTGCCGACACGACAAGCTCGTTGAAAAACGTCCTTTACTGGAATACTGTCGACCTGCCCTTCACTGATGACAAGGTGATAGTACGCGGTAACGTTATTACTGCTGTCGTTCTCGAACCTCGCTTCTGTCGCCCCCGGGCTGATAAGGATGCCACCTTTGCCATTGCGAAAACGAGCAAAGACAATGGGTACAGGTTCTCCGATCGCAGTAAAGCGTTGACTTGTATCGAGCTCGTTGCCTCCGCGTGCGGCTGCGTACGCTGCTGGGTTACCAATTTGCCCACCTTGGATCGCAATAAGGGCGAGCGGATCACTAGTAGATATCCAGCTCATTCACGTACCCCCTGCCCCATGATCGCTGATGTGAATCGTCGTGGAGGAATTTGTGCCCCCACCGGGCTCAGCGCCGAACCTAGTTGAAGAGTAACGCTTGTGAGTCCTCCTGTAGCCCCCACAATCTGGCCTGTGTAAGCACCGATCAGCGTCTGGGTAACCTGCGGTGCATTATTATTTATCTCACTGTCGAAAGTGTAGATTGATAGCTCCGCAAGTCGGCCATTCTTGATCGCTGCTTCGAACGATGACACTACCAGACTTGTAGCCGGGGCTGTTATCGATATATTTGTTTCGTCACCGCTGATTCCCGCTGTCAATCCATCTGCAATAAATGGTACATACAGCCACGCCTTGCTCTCCCACATAACGCTAGTGTTGGCGTAATAGCTCTGCCAACGTTGATACGTCGTGCCACCTACGTCGTAAATCCTTAGATATTGTGACTGTGCTCTTCCCATCAGACCATCCCCAGTGCCACGCGAGCTGACGGTGTCCGGAGCCTACCGATCACGCCCTCGGCAGTTACCCGCATCGCGCGCTCCATGTCCCTCAGCGTGACGTACCTTTCACCGTTGAATTCAAGAACAGGGCCTGTCGTGATGTTAATCGCAGTCTGCGATGTAGTGGATGACGCACCCCCAGACAGTACTGCGGGCCCGCGGGCGCCTGCCATGAAACGCGAGGTTGCTTCGAACATTCGCGACTGTGGGATTACATATTCGGATTCTCCGCCCTCGCCGATCAGACCGAGCGTCGGACCAGTGACATACCCACCTGATGCAAACTTGCCGAACCCCAGTTTGGCTGCGTTGGTCCAGAACTCGATCTCAGCCTGACTATTGCTCTGATTCCGCTGTGCGCTAATGATGCTGTTAAACTTGTTGCGCAATTCCAGTTCAGCGTTAATACCAGCTATGTAGCCTTTGTACGAATTCCCGCCTGCACTTGCTATGGCAGCTTGCTTGGCTGCAGCAATGCGCTGCTCCATCCACGGTTCGAGGGTTGAGAAGCCTTGTAACGTGACTCCGGCGGCACGTTTCATATTGTCCGCCATCTTGCCAGTATTCTCTGCTGCCTCAGCAGTGCTACGGGCTGTTCTAGCTGTCCCTACAGCTGTTCGTTCTGCCTGTAGCGCTGCGTTTGCTGCAGCAATTTCGGTATTCCGCGTCCACTTGGCTGTTTCGCGCTGATATCCGGCGACAGTCTCCGCCGTTTGTAGATTCTCTACAGCTAAGCGTGTCGCGGCCTGCGCAACAATCAAGGCTTCACGGTGCGCCTCAGTCAGCATGCCCTGAGCTCTTGCGAGCTGGACTGTTATCTGTAACTCGAGCTCTTTTAATCTAACCTTGGCTGTTTCAATCTGAGCCTGACGAAGCGTATTGTCAATGTTGGCTAGCGTCATTCTGTATTCATTCTCTATCTGCTGCCGTTTAATGCCGTCGAGGCTCTCGATTATGCGCAGTCGATCGGAGTCTGTTGCTGCGTTTTCTTTGCCTAGTTCTAGTTCTTGACGCTGAAACTCTAGTCTTGCTGTTTCGAGGCTGTTGCGGGCTTGGGCGATGTTTAGATTGTTCTGCGAGACTGTGCCTTCAAGTGTGAAAAGCTCAAGTCTTCGCTGAGTAGTCTTACCTAGTGCTTCGATCTGCTTGTCGAACTCGTCGCGGCGGATGTTCAGCTGGATGTCGATCTGTTTGCCCTGGAGTGAGGCGATCTCGGAGGCGAGTTTGCGCACTTCTTCGGTATCGCTCGCGTCGATGGCCTTGATCTTGCTCAGAGCCTCCTGCTTCTTCGCCAGTTGATCGGTGACGTCGCGCAGCTCGGCGAGCTTCTGCAGGCGCTGTGTGTCTTTCTCGCTGATCTGACCGGCGAGCTGCAGCCCCTTGATCGCGTTCTGAGCTTCCTGGGCTTTGACTGCCGACAGTTCTTGTGTGGCTTTTAGCTCTTTCTGGAGCTTATCGAGCATATCTTTCTTGTTCTGTAGAGCGCGTGCCTCTGCAG